TAAAGAATCTGCAACGCAAAAGAGGTTTAGGGATAACACACCAGATGATTGCAAGATCACTAAAATAGGTTGGCAAGATAACCCGTGGTTCCCTGATGTGTTAAACAAGCAGCGTTTGGAAGACTTTGAGCAACGTCCAGATACTTATGGTCATGTATGGGAATCTGACTTTTTAGAATTTCCAGAAGGTGCGTTTTGGTTACGAGAAATCAATAAAGCACAAACTGATGGTAGGATATGCAAATTGCCTGTCGTAGAGGCTCACCCTTGCATGGCTTTCTTTGACATAGGTGCTAGTGATGGTTGTGCTATATGGGTAGTGCAGCAAGTAGGCTTAGAGTTTAGGTGTATTGATTTCTATGAAGCATGGTCAGAGCCATACAGTCACGCAGTAAAATGGTTAAAATCACTTGATCTTGTATTTGAAGATATGTACCTACCGCATGACGCAGATCATAAGCGGCAAGGCCAGATCAACAACAAGTCACCAAAGCAGATGCTTAAAGAACTAATGCCTAGCTCTAACTGGCGCATAGTACCGCGCATACAAGAGCTTCTATGGGGCATACAACAGACATCAGACCTGTTTCCATACTTGTACATCGATGATGTTAAGTGCGCCAAGGGCTTAGATCATCTAAAGTCTTATAGGCGTAAATGGTCAAACAGTGAAAGCAGATGGACTTCTATACCTGATAAATCAGAAGGTCACAGTGAAGCAGCAGACGCACTTAGGCAAATGGCGCAAGCCTTTGCAGCAGGCGATCTAGGCAAGAGTAAACGCAAGAATCGTGGCGCATTAAAAAGGGGTATTAAAGGTTTGGTTTAATCATGCTATAATTTAACGATATAGGTTGCATTCTCATAAGATTAAGATTATTTAAATGGATTATTAAGATGGCTATTTCAACATTCACAGAGTTAAAAGCCTCCATTGCCAACTTCTTGAACCGTGACGATCTGACGGCTACGATACCTGATTTCATCTCTTTGGCTGAATCTTCTATCAATAACGAGATACGGCATTGGCGCATGGAGACTCGCGCAGAGACTACAGTTGATAGCCAGTTTACGGGCATACCTAGTGATTGGCTGTCTACGATACGGTTCCACTTAACGACTTCTGGCACTAGCAGCCTTAACTTTATGTCTCTGGCTACAATGCAATCAACCAGAGCCGCTAGGGATGATGCTACAGGTACGCCAACTAACTACAGTCTTAACAGTTCACAGTTTGAATTAATGCCAACACCAGACGGTTCATATAGCGCGATACTAATGTACTACGCTAAAATACCAGCATTAACTGGTTCTAATGAAACTAATTGGTTGTTAACGCATCACCCAGATATCTACTTGTATGGCGCATTGTTACACTCTGCACCTTACCTTAAAGAAGATGAACGCGCCTCAACATGGGCCGCTTTGTACACTGCTGCCGTAGTGCGTGTTAATAACGCAAGTAGCAGATCAACCGCCAGTGGCTCTGGCCTACGATTAAAAATAGGAAGTTATTAATATGTCATTTACTACATTTTTGGAAAATGAAGTGCTAGACCATGTGTTTCGCAATACAGCTTACACACCACCAGCGACAGTATATATTGGCCTTTACACAACGGCTACGGGTGCTGGCGGCACTGGTACAGAAGTTTCAGGTAATGGCTACACACGCATGGCTATGGCCTTTGATGCGTCAGTATCTGGTGCTATCGACAATACGGCTGCGGTAGAGTTTCCAACGGCTACTGGCTCTTGGGGAACCATTACGCATACAGCTGTGTTAGATGCGGCTACAAGCGGTAATATGCTTGCTGAGACTGCTTTAACGGCTAGTAAGCCAATCGGTGACGGTGATGTATTCCGCTTCCAAGCTGGTGAATTTGACATTACCCTGACTTAAATGAACGGTTACGGTGCAGCCAATTATGGCATAAACATATATGGGCAAGCGGCCTATGTAGATGCTATTGCTGCTATCACTGCCGCATCATCGGTAACGGCTACGGCTCAACAGGTTTTTCAAGCCTCTGCTACTATCAATGCTGTTTCTACGGTTACGGCTAATGGTCAAAAACATGGTCATGCAAGTGCGGTAGTTACTGCTGTAAGCACTGTAACGGCTACTGGTCAAGACATAGGGCAGGGCCAAGCGTCTATTAATGCGGTGTCTACTGTAACTGCTGCTGCGGTTTATGTAGTGTCTGGTAGCGCAGTAATTGAGGTTGTATCAAGTGTTACTGCTAATGGTACTGCCAAGATGGGCGGTGCTGCTGTGATTAATGCTGTATCAGGTGCTACGGCTACAGGGCGTTACAAGTATGAGCCTTTACCCGTTGACCCTGCGGTCTGGGCTACAAAGCCAGTTGATAGCGCGACTTGGACAAATTTATAGTATAATGAAAACAGATTAACGAATAGGACAGTGTAATGGCAGATACCACAACACCCAATTACAGCTTAACTAAGCCCGAAGTAGGCGCATCAGAAGATACTTGGGGTACGAAGTTAAACACCAACATGACCCTTATCGACACTCAAATGAAGGTGTCTGATGATCGTTCTGCTACTAACACAACGACTGCTAACGCTGCTTTGCCAAAGGCAGGCGGTGAGCTAACAGGCGATGTGACCAATACATCGACAGGCTCGTTTCAAGTATCACAGGGTACTACGGCACAGCGTCCAGCAGGAACCGCTAATGGTCGTTTACGATACAACTCTACTGAGGCAGCTTTTGAAGGTTACACAGCCGCAGGGTGGGGTGAGATTGGAGGTGGTGGGCCGTCATTAGGCACTGACAGCGTTATACGCACCAACTCCAAGGTTATAGCCGAAAACATCACATTTGCTGGTACTGAAAATGGTTCTACAGTAGGGCCGATTACTGTGAATAACGGCTACACAGTAACAGTCACAAACGGCTCAACTTGGATAATTCTTTAGGAAACGACTATGCCAATTACAATTCAAAACAGCGCAGGCGGTGGAGTTACTTTAGATTCCACTACCTCTTCAAACGAGACATTACAGTTACCTTCTGGTGGCGGTACGTTAGCTGTACTTCCCACAGGCTTAATCTTGATGTGGAGTGGAGCGGCTGGGGCTATTCCATCAGGCTGGGTTATTTGTGATGGTAATAACTCAACACCAAACCTAACAGATAAGTTTATTAAGTCAGCAGCCGCAGCAGGGGCTACAGGCGGCTCCGCAACTACAGGCGCACACACATTATCTATAGCTGAAATGCCAGCACACACTCATAATAAAAACTACCTCCCCGGCTCTACTGCTGCTTATGCTGCTGCTGGTAGAAATACTTTCTTTGATGCTGCGTCTTTAGCAACTTCATCAACAGGTGGTGGTGGCTCACATACTCATCCTCAATCAGAGCCTATTCACTTTGCTCTAATCTTTATTATGAAGACTTAATTATGAAAATATCAATTATAAACCCAGACTCAACAGTGGTTATAGATGGATTAGGTTTTGATAGTTTAGACCTGTCTACAATCCCATCAACTACTCATGCAATTCAGTTTGATACAGCCACAAGCGTAGGCCATATTGAATACAATGATGGTACGGCAAACGAAGCAATAACTTCAATCGCAGCCTATCAATCTATTATTGATGCTTGGCAAGTAGCCAACGATGCTCAACTTGTAGAACTTACAGCCCAAGAGATATTGAATAACGAATCACTAGGGTACTTAGCATCAACCGATTGGTATGCCAGCCGAAAATCAGACACAGGTGAGGCTATCCCTGATGATATAGCAGCAGCCAGAGCAACAGCTAGAGCGAGGATTATCTAATGGCTTCTAAAATAAAAGTAGACACGCTTGAGACAGCCAATGGCAGTGGCACGATAGCGTTATCTAACCAGTTGTCTGGCATGACTACGGCTAGTTTGCCAGCGTTAGGCTCTGCTCAGATGCCTACGGGTAGCGTGTTGCAAGTAGTGCATGGTAGCACAACAACAATGGTCATAAGCACAACGCAGAATAGTTTTGTAGGCAGTGGCTGCACGGCAACAATTACTCCTACATCTACATCAAGCAAGATTTTAATAATAGGTAATCTTGCAATAAATTGTGACCAAAGCAGCGGAAGTGATAATCAAGCAAATACGGGCATAAAAAGAGGTAGTACAGTTATATCAGGTGTTATTGGCTACGATGAACTGCGTAGTTATATAGCTGGAACGTCAGCTAATATACACGGCTCAAGAGTACCCTGTAACTTTTTAGATAGCCCAAGCACTACGTCTGCTACGACTTACGAACTGATTGGTTCACTAAGGCTCGGTAGTCGGATTAATATGCAGATGAACTTGCAGCCTTCAACAATAACCCTAATGGAGATACAAGGATGATTACTATAGCAGATACACTCCAATCATTAACGCCCTTGGCTCAATGGGTGATTCGTGGCGAGGTTATTGAGTGGTTGGATAGCGAGCAAGACCAGCCTACCGACAGCGCAATACAGGCCAAGATTATTGAGTTGCAAAGCCAGTACGACTCACAAGCCTACGCACGTTCACGCAAGGCTGAATACGACAAGTTAAACCAAGATGAAATGCGCTACGATGATTTAGTCAATGGCACAACGACTTGGCAAGATGCTATAGCCGCAATCAAAACATCAATTCCGAAGGGGTAAGAAATGGCTACTACGATTACAGGCACTACCATTGATGTAGGCCCAAATAAACTGGTTGCTAATTCAGCAGGAAATGTGGGCATTGGCACTGCCTCGCCAGCCAAGCCACTTGATGTAACAGGCGACATTAGAACATCAACAGGTATTCTATTTGGCACAGATACCGCAGCAGCCAATACGCTTGACGATTATGAAGAGGGTACTTTCAATGTTTCTTGCGGTGGGCAGACAACTCAAAATGGTTTAGGTAGGTATGTAAAAGTTGGTCAAATGTGTACAGTAACTTTTATTTTTGTTGCGAACGCTTCACCTTCAAATACTGGTACTGCTCTAAACTTAGGTGGGTTTCCTTTTGTTGCTGGTTCTGGTTGTAACACTGTAGTTAATTTAATGTTGTGGAGCGGAACTACACACGCTGGGAGCGCGACAGGCGCTTTTGCTAATGGTATTTATATTGCAGGTGACTTAGATGGAGGAAACGCTTCTTTCTATGTAAGATCAAACTCAACTGGTTCCGATCCTTATCAACGACAAGAACTATTACAGTCTGGAAGTGCGTTAAGAGTTAGCTGCACATACAGAACAGCATAAACCATATGCTTACCAGAGGTAGGCACAGACAGGAATAAACAACATGGCATTAACAAAAGAAATTACCCAAGACCGCATAGAAGTTGTAGGCGAGTTTAAAGCCGTACAGGTACGCACTTGCACTAAGGTACTAGAAGATGGTGTTGAACTATCTAGCGGCTTTAACAGACACGTTGTAACAGCAGGTGATGACTACTCAGCCGAGAGTGCAGAGGTACAGGCTATATGTGCGGCAGTGCATAGTGATGCTGTTGTATCTGCTTACGCTGCTCATGTAGCTGCCTCTACGCCAGAGTAAATCATGGCTATAACGTATCGCGGTGAAAAGTTTGCAGGCTATAACAAGCCTAAAGCATCTGCTAAAGGCGGTAAGTCTCATGTCGTTCTAATTCAAGACGATGGTAAAGACCGCATGATTCGTTTTGGCGAGAAAGGTGCGTCTACAGCAGGCAAGCCTAAAGCTGGCGAATCAGACGCTATGAAAGCAAAGCGCAAGTCATTTAAAGCGCGTCACGCTAAGAACATAGCCAAAGGCAAGACTAGCGCGGCTTTTTGGTCTAATAAAGTAAAATGGTAGGGTAAGAAATAATGAAAGGTGTGAAGCATTATTTAAAGAATGGCACTGAACATAAGGGTGCTATGCACAAATCTAATGGCATGGCTATGACGGGTGCTAAACACACCAAGGGAAGCAAAGACTTGTTTCACAAGAAAGAATTGTCAGCCGCAGTCAGAAAGAAAATTAAATAGAGGGTTTTGCCATGCCAAAAGGGAAGGGTACTTACGGAACCAAAAAAGGTCGTCCACCAGCAAAGCCAAAGAAGAAGTCTAAGGCGTACTAATGTGGAGCAGCCCTGTAGAACTGTATCCTGTGCATCTATCATCTACCCTATCCCCATTAGGTCAGGGAATGATAATAGAGCCGCAGGTAGCTATCAGGGAGGTTACAGAGCGTTATAGCGTAGTCAACCTAACAGGTGTTGCAGCATATGAGAATCGAAACGCAATATCTACATTGCACTGGGTGGCACGATGCTAGCTGAATTAGCGATTGCTAATGCTGCCTTTTCCGTTATAAAACAGACACTTAGCAACGGTAAAGAGATTGCTGACGCTGGTTCTGCATTAACAAAATACTTTGGTGCAAGCCAAGCTATAGAGCAAAAGGCTAAATTAGGAACTGGTGATGTACTAGCTGCCTACCAAGCCAAGCAAGCTATAGAGCGGCAAGAGAAAGAA